CAGTAGCAGGTAATATGGTCATAAAAGTTGATTTAGACGGGTCGGGGTTTAATCGTGGTATTACTGGATTGAATCGACAAATGCGCATGGTTTCAAGAGAAATGAGCGCCAACCTTTCAAAGTTTGGGCGTTATGATCAATCGCTTGAAAAGTCAAAAGTGAAAGTTGATGGATTAACGAAACGCCAACAAATTCAAGCTCAAAAAGTCAGAGAATTGAAAAACAATTATGACCAATTATCAAGAGAAACAGGAGAAAATAGTGCTAAAACACAGGCTGCTGCCGCTAAATACAACGAAGCCTATGCCGAATTAAATAAATACGAACGTGAACTTAATGAAGCAACAGCCGAAATGAAAGCCTTAGAGCGTCAACAACAAGTGTTAAATACAACCATGGGAAAAATCGGCAGCAAATTCAGTGAGTTGGGACCACGTCTGCAAGAAATAGGTAGTAAAATGCAATCTGTTGGTCGGAACATGAGCATGTATGTAAGTGCGCCAATTGTTGCCGGTTTTGGTGCAGCAGTTAAAAAGAGTATAGACTTTGACGACTCAATGCGTAAAGTTAAAGCCACATCAGGTGCTACGGGTAGTGAATTCCAACAATTACGTGATAAAGCACTTGAGATGGGTGCTAAAACTAAATTTAGTGCTAGTGAATCCGCTGATGCATTAAATTACATGGCACTGGCAGGTTGGGACACTAAAGACATGCTTGGCGGTATTGACGGTGTCATGCAGTTAGCAGCCGCATCAGGTGAAGATTTAGGTCAAGTAAGTGACATTGTAACGGACAGTTTAACTGCATTTGGAATGAAAGCGAAAGATAGCGGACACTTTGCCGATGTCTTAGCACAAACAAGTTCTAAAGCTAACACTGATGTCCGTGGTTTAGGTGAGGCGTTTAAATATGCAGCACCAGTTGCAGGGGCTTTAGGATACACTGTGGAAGATACATCTATTGCTATTGGATTAATGTCTAATGCGGGTATTAAAGGCGAAAAGGCAGGGACTGCGCTACGTACTATGTTTACTAACTTATCAAAGCCCACAGGCGACATGAAAAAGAAAATGGATGAGTTAGGTATATCTATTACTGATAGCAATGGCAATATGTTACCAATGCGTGATGTAATGGATCAATTACGTGGTAAGTTCAAGAATCTATCTAAAGAGCAACAAGCGAATGCTGCATCTACAATATTTGGTAAAGAAGCCATGAGTGGTGCGTTAGCGATTATTAATGCGTCTGATGAAGATTATCAAAAGTTAACAAAGTCAATTGACGGTTCTAAAGGCGCTGCGAATCGTATGTCCAAAGAAATGGAAGGCGGTATCGGTGGTTCACTTCGTCAAATGAAATCGGCTATTGAATCGTTAGCGATTAGTATAGGTGACGTTATGGCACCGTACATTAAAAAGTTAGCGGAATGGGTATCACATGCAGCAAGTAAATTAAATGAGATGCCTAAAGGTATGCAAAAGATAGTTGTCGGTCTAGGTTTAGTAGCCGCTGCAATAGGTCCTTTACTTGTAACACTAGGTGTAATGGTGTCTACAATAGGTAGTGCAATGACTGTAATAGGTCCGTTGATGACAAGCATTAAAACGTTAAGTTTTATTACTAAAGGTTGGGCGTTAGCGACTGGCTTTCTAAATACTATTCTAGGTGTGGCAAAAGGACAAATAGCATTACAAACAGTCTTAACTGGTAAGTATTCATTAGTCACTAAAACGGCTGCACTTGTAACACGTGGTTTAGGTTTAGCAATACGATTTATGACTGGTCCCGTTGGTCTTGTAATAACTGCAGTAGGTTTATTAGTTGCTGCAATTGTCCATTTGTGGAAGAATAACGAGACGTTCCGTAATAATGTAATTAAAATATGGAATACTATTAAAGATGGTTTGTTGACTATTTGGAATGGTATTAAAACATTCGGTATTGCAGTATGGAATGGATTAAAAACCGGCGTAATGTACATCGTTCAGACATGGTGGACGTTAATGAAAGCTTACTTTAATATATGGAAAGCTGTGATAACCACTATATTCAACACAATTAAAAATGTCATCATTGGTGTGTGGAATACCATTAAATCTGTGACGATGTTTATCATTAATGCTTGGAAGACTGGAATTACGGCAATTTTTAACGGGTTACTTATAATCATTAAAGGCATACTAAATTTATACAAAAATGCATTTATTAATACTTGGAATTTGATTAAATTTGCTGTTATGTCTGTAGCACGTGCAATAGCTAATGTAGTAATCAATAGTTGGAATAACATTAAAAATGCAACTATATTTATTTTCAATTTAGTCAAAGGTATAATTACTACAATTTGGAATTCGATAAAATCAACGATGTACAGACTGGCAAGTGGTGCTTATCAAATCATCAAAAATATATGGTATTCGTTAAGTCGTACAACGCAAAATATTTTTTCGAGTTTACGAGCATGGATTTCTAGTGTATGGTCCAGTATTAAAAATTCTGTCGTTAGATATGTCAGGATTTTATGGGACGGCGTTAAACGTACTTGGTACAATTTATTCGACGGGACACGCAATATTTTTAATCGTGTTAAATCATTCCTAGTTGATAAATGGGATTCTATTAAACGTGCGGTCACTGGTATAGCAAGCGATTTGTGGGGGTCTGTCAAACGAACTTTTAACAATATGAAAAACGGACTTGCAAATATTATTGATAAAATTAAAGGTCATATTGGTGGTATGGTTAGTGCCATTAAGAAAGGTTTGAATGGATTAATTGACGGTTTAAACTGGGTAGGTTCTAAATTAAGCTTGCCTAAAATACCTAAATTATCTACAGGGACGCAACGTATAAACCGACATATACGCACTACATCTGATGGTCGATTAAAACACGGCACTATGGCAGTTGTGGGAGATAAAGGCCCTGGTAACGGCAGAGGTATTGATGGTCGTCGTGAACTAATTCAATACCCTAACGGACGTACTGCTTTAACCCCTGCCAAAGATACGACTACATTCTTGCCTAAAGGGGCACGTGTAATAAGTGGTGGAATGCGACAAAGCCTAGAAGAAGCAGAAGGTGCAGGCATGTATCCACGATTTAGTGTTGGTACGTGGTTTGGCAATGCTAAAGATTGGATTGGCGATAAAATGCAAGGCGTCGGTCGTGCCTTAGGCAATAGTGCTAAATGGCTTTCAGATAAGGTTGGGGACGTTATGGATTATATGGATAATCCAGGTAAACTATTCAACAAAGTAATGTCGCTTATGGGCGTAAACTTTTCTTCATTAACAAAAGGTATGGGAATCGTTGGAGAAATTACTCGCGCTGCTTTTAAGAAGATAAAAAAAGGTGCGATTGATTGGATAACTAATGGTTTTGAAGCACAAGCAGGAGACGGTTCTGTATTTGACGGATTTAAAATACTACAACGTTATTCTGCACCTCCATATCCACCAAATCCTAATTATCCATTTAACGGAGGTGTGCATCACGGTATCGACTACGACACCCCAGTTGGCACACCTATTCGTACGCCTATGGGTGGACGTGTTAGAAGTTGGTACGATAATTATGGTGGTGGTAAAGCCATAACAGTACAACAAGGTAAGACATTCTTATGGTTTATGCATTTAAGCCAACAATTACGTAAAACTGGTGAACAAATTAAGGCCGGACAACTTATTGGTAAATCAGGTAATACAGGTTCTATGACAAATTACCGTCATTTACACTTCCAAGTTAACCAAGGTGGAGAAGCAAACCGTTATTCTGTAGAACCTCAAAGATGGTTACGTAAAAATGACAAAACAGGTGGCGGTAAAGGTTACCCTTCAGGTAGTGGTGCAGCATACGCGAGTCGAGTAATTAGACAAGCACAAAATATATTGGGTGGTCGTTACAAATCTAGCTACATTCATGATGCGATGATGAGACTTGCTAAGCGTGAATCTAATTACCAACCAAACGCGGTTAACAATTGGGATATTAATGCACAACGTGGCACACCTTCAAAAGGCTTGTTCCAAATGATTCAACCGACAT